AATGGGTTACGAGGTAGAACTAGCTTCTGCTTCTACTTCTCGTGCATTCTCAGAAGCACAAGAAGCAACTCTTGCAACTTTTGTGCAAGACAATAGCGGTGAGTATACTTATGCTCAAATCGCTGAAAACTTTGAAGGCGGTGCATTTACCGCTAAGTCAATCCAAGGAAAGATTCTTTCTATGGAATTGACGGGTCACGTTAAGCCTGCTCCTAAAGTAGAAGCAGTACGAACGTACTCAGAAGACGAAGAAACTACGTTTATCGAAATGGTAAATGATGGTGCTTTCGTTGAAGCGATTGCTGATGCACTGGATCGCTCAGTAAACTCAGTACGCGGTAAAGCTCTCAGCTTGCTACGTTCTGGTGATATTGATGCAATTCCGCGTCAGGAGCACACAAAAGGTTCAGCTAAAGAAGATCCTTTAGCCGATCTAGGTGACATCTCTGGAATGACTGTTGAAGAAATTGCAGAGGCTATTGGCAAAACTGCCCGTGGCGTTAAAACTATGTTGACTCGTCGAGGTCTTGTTGCGGAAGACTACGATGGTGCTGCAAAGAAAGAAAAAGCCGCAGGCTAAAAAACTTAGTGGCCCTTCGGGGCTACTTTATCTTCGGGGGAAGTGTTGAATATTGCGAGTGCTTTAATCAAGCAGGTGTTGACGCTGCAGGATTTTGAGACCTGGACGTCCGTTCGCAAAGATTATCTACCCAATGAGTATCACACTATCTTTAGTGTAATTGATAAACATTGTGATAAGTTTCATACGCTTCCTACCTTTGAAGATTTAAAGTTTGAGGTACGAGATCCTGCAACAGTAGAAAAACTGTTTGCAATCGAAAGTATCGACGTAGAAGCTGATGCATTTATGCTTCTACAGTATCTCAAAAATGAGTATACGCAGAAAGAAATCTTAGATTCTCTGGAAACGTATATTGACAACTCTGTAGCTTTTGAAGATGCAGAGGAGTCAGTTGCACATCTACATCAGATTGTACTCGACGTTGAAAAGAAGGTCGATCTACAAGAACCTCAAGAAAGTATGCAGCGCATAGCTTTATTTGAAAATGATGATGAGATTGGTAAGTATCTAGCTCTTGGTCTTAATGCAGACTATGACCGTGAGATTCAGTTCTCTCCGAAAGATTTGGTTCTTATCGGGGGTCGTCGCGGGGCTGGTAAATCGCTTACTTGTGCAAATATTGCTCACAGTGTATTTGAGGGCGGAAGGTCGGCTATGTATTTCACTATTGAGATGGATAGCCGCTCCATTCTTCAAAGAGTTTGTTCTATTGCAACAGGAGTACCTTTCTCACGGTTGCGTACAAAAAATCTAAGTGTTCTCGAATGGGAACTGGTCGCCGGCTGGTGGACTAACAGATTCAAGGATAGTCAAGACAAATTGAAAGAGTACAAAGAACACCGAGACTTTGAAAAGTTTCATCATAATCTTACAACAACGTGCGAGCTTCTCCCGACTCAGCAGGTTGATGTTATTTATGATCCAGCATTGACTCTCGCAAAGATCAAAGCAGAAATGGACAAGAAAGTGAAGTCACTCAATGTCGCGGTAGTTCTAGTTGACTATATCAATCAGGTCAAACGATCCGCTATACCTTCCCGCATGGGACAGTATGACTGGACGGAACAAATAGAGGTGAGCAAAGCCCTCAAATCTATGGCACAAGAGTATGAATGTACTGTTGTTACGCCATATCAAACCGACGCAAGTGGTGAAGCGCGTTTTGCAAAAGGTATATTAGATGCCGCAGATGCTGCTTATGCTCTTGAAACATACGATCAAGAAGATGCAGCTATTACATTTAATTGTACTAAGATGCGCTCCGCCGCTATGCGTTCCTTTACGTCTACTGTAAACTGGGAAACCATGAAGATTGGTCCAGAGTCTGCTATGACTCCTACTGAGAAAGAACAGAGCGAGCATAAGACTGGAGAGGATATAGATGATATCTAGAAGGGATTTGCCTCAACTCACGGAGAGTGTACTAAAAGAAAAAGGTATACCCTATGAGAGTCTAGTAATTACTCCAAGTAGTATTAGACCAATGCAAGTAGATAGACTTCCTTTTGATGACGAAAAGTATTTATCAAGATATACAAAGATAACAACAAATACCTACAGACCTTTAGTTGTAGACCAAGATTATAAACTCATTGACGGACATCATCGGTACGATATTATACAGCGTACAAACATGCAGTCCGTCAGAGTTCTTCGACTCGAAATAACTTTTTTAGAAGTTTTAGAGTTATTCAAAAAATAAGTCTTGACATTTTATGTCGAACCCTGTATAATATATGTTCACTTACGCGGAGAACTTTATGATTGTACAAGGCAGCCTCAACTTTACCTACTCTGGTAGAAAGAAAAAATCATACAACAAGAAAAAGACAAAACCCTTTATTCCTTTGGTTGCTAAGAAAGATCTACAGTTCAAACGCACTTGGTGGGAGGAAGAAAGACAGGCACAGAAGTCTACTCCTTTCAAACCCTTTGAGCCACGCAAGATTGAAGATACCTCATATCGTCAAGAAATTAGTAAAAAGTATACCGTAAGTATTCCTTACAACAAAGGAAACTATCAAGTAATACCAAATGAAGATGTAAAGCACATTGGAAAATAAACAAATAACAGAACAGCTAGAGCTTCTAAATGAAGATTTTCCTAAGACACTAGAAGCTCTTGAAGACCCTAAACCAATCAGTTGGGCAGACCTGCGTGATGACACGGAAGCATGGACTATAGCGTGTGTCCTTGTTGTATTTCTAATAATTAGCGTGAGCTGGTAATGAACGTACAAGAACTATTAGAATCAAAACAAATACACTTCATACCCAAGGGTAAAGACTTCGTTGTACGCTGCTTAAACCCAGAACACGATGACAAGAACCCCAGCATGAGAATCGACCAGATTGATGGTCGGTTCAATTGCTTTGCCTGTGAGTTCAAAGGAAATCTTTTTACACACTTTGGAGAAGCCGCAACGGGGTTGCAACTTCGTCGCGAAGTTATAAAACGAAAGGTACAGGAGAAACGAGCAGAAAATGTCGGACTTAATTTCCCAGCTAACTATATGCCTTATGTTGGAAATTGGCGTAATATTTCACCCAGAACTTACACAAAGTTTGAAGCCTTTGAACATACCGGCTCTGATTACATTAGTAGAATAAATTTTCCCATACGGGATATTTCTGGAAAGATAGTAGCCTTCCAGGGTAGACATACTGCGGGTGGTACACCTAAGTATAAGTTTACACCACCTGGAGCAAAGCTTCCTCTCTTTCCACAAGTATCTCCTCGACTTGGAGAAGTCATACTTGTAGAAGGTATTTATGATGTAATAAATATGCATGATAAAGGAATACAAAACGTACTGTGCTGCTTTGGTACGAATAATATAAATGAAGATAAACTTGGAATGCTAAAGATTCAAGGAGTAAGTAGAGTTGCTACTTTCTTTGATGGAGATGAAGCAGGACAAAAAGCAGCAGTAAACATTAAGGTAATGTGCGAGAAAGTTGGTCTCTTAACTCGGAATGTCTCTATACCAGAGCTAGATCCGGGTGCACTTACTGAAGCTCAAGTAAGAAAGTTGGAGAGTAAATTATATGCCTAAAGTTGCATTAGTAGAAACTAAACCAAGCCGTACAAACTTCACTCGTGAGTTTGATAATGCTTTTGAGTTCGACCAGTACCAGTTGTGTTCTGATCCTACGCTCAAGAAAGTTCTAAAGCGAGACTGTGATATTTCAATCAATACAGATGAGTATGACTGGGTTGTACTTGTAGGTAGTGATGCTTTGAAGTATTTTACAAAAATTAATTCAGTTACAGAATATTCTGGTAAGAAAGTGGAAGGTAAGTTCTTACCTGTAATTAATCCTGCTATGCTTGCATTCAAACCAGAAGCAAAGAAAACGTGGGATTCTTCCAAAGAAAACATTATTGCGTATATCAATGGCGAGATAGAAGATGTAATCATTGACGAAAAGATTGCAATGGGTACACAAGATACAGAAGTTGCTAGAGCTTGGATTGACGCTGCTCTTGCAGCAAAGCCCGAGTATCTTGCACTTGACTCAGAAACAAATGGACTCTATCCTCGAAACGGTCACATGATTGGTATCTCTATGTCTTACACAGGCAAAGATGGTATCTACATTGATACTGACTGCTTCGACGAAGATATAGAAGAAAAGCTAGGAAGACTCTTTAAGAATACAAAAGTGATTTTTCACAATGCCAAGTTCGATATGGCGTTCTTCGAGTATCACTTTGGTTTTGAGTTTCCTGACTTTGAAGATACCATGTTGCTCCATTACCTCATAGACGAGAATCCCGGAGGGCACGGCCTCAAACAGCTATCAATTAAGTTCACACCGTATGGGGACTACGAGAAGCCCATGTACGATTGGATAGATCAGTACAAGCGTGCGAATGGATACAACCAAGAAAGTTTCTCTTGGGATATGATTCCATTTGAGATTATGAAAACGTATGCAGCTATGGATGCTGTATGTACTTTTCTGCTTTATCAGAAGTTTAAGAAGATTAAGCAAAATCCAAAACTCAAG